ATTATGTCATTAGTAGCAACAAGACTTCAGAACTGGCGTATCGAGAATCCCGAGCTGGATCGTAACATGACACGCCCATTGGAGTATGGTGCACTCGATTTCTTTATTGAGCAGACCGATGCCCCTAACTCCATCATCTCACCGAACCTGCGTGACCGTGCCTTCGCAAGCATGGGCAACACCGTTCAGGTTCCAGTTATCGATTACGACGGGGATGTGACCGTCAGCAACGTGCGCACCTGCACCATTGCCGATAACGAGAATACCTCAGCGCTGTACACCGTGGTATGGACTACCTATGCCGTCGGCTTCACGATGGTGCCCACGCTGTACATGAACAACGAGATCACCTATCAGCACGACTTCGAGCGTAAGATGGAGAAGATCTGCCGTGCATTGGCGACAACGCTCGACACCGCTGCCATCACCGCCCTGGAGGCTGCAAAGACACAGGTCTATAAGGATCCTCTGCAGTACACCGTGACAAGTAACGTCATCGAGGTTCCCACCCAGATGAGTACCGAGATCCTTGGTGACCTCAACCCGATGATGCGTGCGAACGCATACCCAGGTATGCTGCATATCATCGGCAATGCGGGTGTTGATTCCCTCATCCGCAAGCTCGCCCAGCACGGCGTGTACAACGACGTGAACAAGCGTATGGAGTATGACAACAAGGTGCTGCACTACACCACCCAGCTGGCGAACGCACAGGGTAAGATCGGCTCGCTGTATGCAGTGGCAGACGGCAACGTAGGTGTGCTGACAAGAGTTGACCGTGAGGCTCTGCGCCGTGCAAGTGCCAACTTCCACGAGTGGGATGTGGTTCGCCTGCCGTTCATCGACCTGCCAGTAGGTTCTCACTACTATACTGCAGTAGGTGACCAGAGCGCCATCGCAGGTGCCGCTTCGGCTGACATGACCTGCAACGTGAAGGAGTACTTCGGCTTCTCTGTCGATGTGGCCTTCATCATCGCGTATAACTCTGACCCGACAACGGTGGCCAACCCCATCATGAAGGCTCAGATCGCTGCTCCTGCAGCCAATACGCCTATCGCAACGCCTGTGTATGTCACCAATGCGGCTGACTTCGCATAGGGCTGATTCCTTTTCATAATCGTGCGGGGGCAGGGTCAAAGGGTAGCCCTGTCCCCGTCTTTAATTCATAAGGAGATGATACGAATAGAAGACATCAAGAACGGACTTGCCCATGTCGTAGGATGGCAGCAGGGTCTCGTACCGAAGGACATCATCGATGACGGTCTCACGCAGTCGGAGAGCGGACTTTACTTTCAGGATGCTCACCCGATGGTGACGATGGAGAACCTGCGTGCGGTAATGCCTGAGATGGATGCGGAGCTGTACCCGGAATGGAACAGCGCCACGTTCTATAAGAAAGGGTTCATCGTAAGGCTCAACGGAAAGCTGTTCTCAGCGAAGGAGAACAATCTGGGCAACACACCGAGGACAAAGGATTTCAACGGAGACTATGACGATGATTTCTCAACGGAGGATGAACCGATAGGTGATCCCGGCTACTGGGAGCCGTTCGACCCGATGTCCGTATGGCTGAAGTCGCTGCAGGATGGCGTGACGGCGAAGGTGGTGCAGACGTTCCTGCAGGTGAAGTCGCTGCTGAGGGAGTCACGTCCGTTGCTGGAGCGCATGACGTTCTTCGACGGTGCGGGCAGGATTCAGAACACCCTGCCGTCGGGTCAGCGTCTGGTGGGCATGGAGATCATCCCAGCCTATTCGATGGGCGTTACGGCGAAGATCGAGCGCATCGGACTGCAGATGACGGGAGCGACGGGCACGGTACGTGTCTATCTGTTCCACTCGTCACAGCCCGACCCGTTGCAGGTGGAGGACCTGGAGTTCACGAAGACGAACGGCGGCTTTCAGTGGTTCACGGTGAAGGACTGGTATATGCCGTTTATCTCTGACGGCAACAACAGCGGCGGTGCTTGGTATCTGGTGTATGATCAGGCGGCTCTGCCTGAGGGTATGGAGTGCGTGAACGTGGCGAAGGATTGGAGCCGTGAGCCGTGCGGTACGTGCAATATCGGAAGCCTTGCTGCTTGGCGTGCGCTGACGAAGTACCTGAGCATATCCCCGTTCCGTGTGAGGTCATCGGAGACGTTCGCGGAGTTCCCTGAGCTGTGGGACATCGCGGACAATGTCTATACGAACACGGTGAACTACGGGCTGAATGTGGAGGTCACGGTGCAGTGCGACCTGACGGACTTCATCATCGAGCAGCGGCAGATGTTCGCAACGGTGCTGCAGCGTGAGATGGCGGCGAGGGTGTTGCGTATGCTGGCGATGAACCCGTCGGTGAGGGTGAACCGCAACCAGTCGAATGCGAGCCAGTTTGACCTCTTGTATGAGGTGGACGGCAATCCGCAGGGACGGAAGACGGGCATCGGCTATGAGCTTGAGAAGGCCTACGAGGCGCTGGACCTTGATACGAGGGGCATCGATAGGCTGTGTATGACGTGCCGACCTGTCGGCGTAAGGTATAGGAACGTATGACGACGATATCTTCGCTTCTGGAAGGTGCCAGACGGTTGAGGGACGGCATGCGTGGGCCGTTGGTGCGTGATGTGCTGAAAGTTCATGAACAGGACATCGTGGAGCAGCAGCGCATTCAGTTGCTGGAGGGCAAGGACTCGAATGGCAACGACATGCACCCGTTCTATTCTGAGGACCTGAAGCCGTCGGGCTGGTTCAGGACGAAGGACAGCGCAAGAAGGTATGCGGACTGGAAACAGACGATCAGCTATCCCTATACGGTGAAGAGGAATCCCGATGCCCCTAACCTGTACATCACGGGTGTATTTCATGATGACCTCGGTGCGGAGTTCAGGGATGATGAGATGGAGATCGTGCCGGACACGGGATATGCAGCGAATATCATGGCGAAGTACGGGCGCAATGCCTTCGGGCTGAATGCTGAGAAGTGGCTTGTCATATTCACGGACAAGGGAGCGAGGGATGAGTTAATCAAGAAGATGAAGGAAACGTTATGGCAATGATATACCAAAAGAGCGGGCAGCTGTTCGATGCTGTCATCGGAGGAATTGAGGCAGGCCTGTCGGAGCAGCTGCCGTGGCTGACGAACGTCTTCGGAAGATGTGAGCGTCTGGTGAAGATGGTTGACGGCGTGCGGAGGTATTCGCCGAACTGGTACAAGGGAGGCGATGAGTACATGCTGCTGACACCAGATCAGGGTCTCGGCAATTTCTGTTTCTTCGTGATGGATGAGCCGGAGGACGTGGAATGGAACGTGGGCGAGCGCAGCCGTCTGTCGTGCGGGGTCTCGCTCATCGTCTGGCTGGATATGCGGACGGTGGAGGATGAGGACACACGGGACACGGAGGCGGTGAAGGCTGACATCCTTCGTGTGCTGAACGGAGGCATCAGAGTTCGTCACGGCGGCTTTGAGATCAATGAGATATATACGAGGGCGGAGAACATATACCAGGGTTTCACGCTGGATGAGGTGGATAACCAGTTCCTCATGAGCCCGTTCTGCGGTTTCCGCTTCCATGGTAAGTTAAAAGTATTCGATGTATGTGTATGAATTATCTGATTGCATATTCAGTGTTTGTTGCTCTGGTGGCGGCCTTCGTGGTGGCGCTGCTGAAGAAGTGGGGCGTGGCGGAGTATATGCAGGTGCACGGTGACAGGTTCACCTCACAGATGTTCTCATGCGACTTCTGCATGTCATGGTGGGCGAGTGTCCTTGTGATGCTGCTGTCCGTATCGTTTGTTGGTGATAACGTGGCGTTCCTGCTGGTACCCGTGCTGGCTACGCCCATAGCAAGATATTTGGTATGAAGTATTTCTTTTTAGGCAGGCACCGTGTGAAGGTGTATGACAGCATCGACGAGTTGCCGATGGCACGGTTTCACGTATATAACCGTATGCTGCTTGTGGATAGCGGTATCGGTAGCGATATCAGCGACTTTGATGCACATATCGAGAAGGTAGTGAGGTATATCCGCAAGGGTGACAACGATAATGCCGCAAAGGAGATGGAGAACCTGAGGCAGAATGTCTATATGGTGCTCGAAGGTCAGAACGTGCAGCACATGAGCTTCGCCTGTCTTGTAGAGAGCATAGACGGCAAGCCGTGCAGCGATCTCAGCCCGGAGGGGTTGAAACAGGTCCTTGAACAGCTCGGAGGTACACCGAAGCACGATATCACTTCATCACTCGATGAGGTCAAAAAAAAAATAGACTCTGAGCTGCAGCTTTATTTCCCCAGCCTGTTCAACGACACCAAGACGAAGGAATACTTCGATCAGTTGAAGCGCCTGACGCTGGCAGAGCTTGAGCGTATCACGGAGGGGGACAGCGAGGAACGTCAGGCGAAAGCCGAGCAGATACGTGAGAGCCTGATACTCTTTTCGAAGCCGAAGGCCTTTACAGGCACTGAGGGGCTGGAGGTGAGGCACGACAAGGAGTTTGAGACGATGTGCCTGATGATCACGAAGGAGACGGGACGTGATGCCAAGAAAATGACGGTACTGGAGTATTACAATGCTTATGAGTACCTCACCAAAAAGGCAAAAGAGACCCAGGAACGGCAAAATAAAGCCCGCTGACGGCTTTTCAATATAAATATAGGTAAGTTATAGGGTTGACGAAAGAAAACCGCTTAGAACCGAAGAAAATTATAAATAGCAAAATATATGGCAGAAGGCAATCCGATAAGATATCAAGACCTCATCACTCCTGATGACAGTATAAGCAAGCTAATAGAGCAGCTTACACAGCTTCAGGAGTCTTATACTGATATGGCGAATACGATCAAGGGGCAGGCGAAGGAGATAGCAGACAGCCTGAAACTTGTATCGGGTGCTACTAATGAGGGTAAGAAGAAGATCAAGGAGCAGAACGATGAAGCCACACGTCTTGAGAAGGCTTACAAGAAGCTGGAAGAGGCTTTGGCTTCTAATGCCAAGGAGATCAGCCGTCTGAACCAAGCCAGACGAGAGATGAACAATTATAATAAGGCGATTGTTCAGCGTGGCAAGGAAGAAATCAGGACAAGGGAACAGATCCGTGAGGCAAGCTATAAGCAATTGTCTGCCCAGTATTCGCTAAACAAGGCTTATATCAACAGCCTGTCGGCTACTGACAGGAGGATTGCAAAGAACAAGGAGCTTATCAAGAGCACCAAGGAGATATACGAGCAGATGAAGCGTCTGCAAGCCGATACTGGTAAGATGCAGCTGAACGTTGGTAATTACCCGATGATCGGAAGCCTGCTCGGTGGTCTTGGTGGTAAGGCTCTGGGATTCGGTGGTGCTGCTGCCGCAGGTATGGCATTGGCTGGTGTCATCAAGGATAACGTAGCCCTCGCCACGCAGTATGAGAAATCTCTGAGTGTGTTAGCAGCTATCCTCGGTACGACAAAGGAGGGTGTGCAGAGCCTATCTGAACAGGCACAGCAGTTGGGAGCGACCACCGCCTTTACGGCAAAGGAGGCGACAGAGCTGCAGACGGAGCTGGCGAAGCTGGGTTATACGGTAGATGAGATTCAGAACATGGCTCCTGCCGTGCTTAACTTTGCACAATCGACAGGATCAAGCCTTGCCGATGCCGCAAGCCTCGCAGGAGCAGCCCTGAGAATGTTCGAAAAGGATACGACCCATACCACCGAGTTCGTTGATAAAATGTCAGCAGCCACAACTAAGTCGGCACTTAATTTCTCCTATTTGCAGAATGCGATGAGCACGGTGTCACCAGTTGCCAACGCTTTCGGCTTTAAGATTGAGGAAGTGCTTGCGTTGCTCGGTCAGCTGGCTAATGCCGGATTCGATGCCTCGAGTGCAGCGACAGCCACACGAAATATCCTTCTTAATCTCGCAGATGCCAATGGTAAGCTGGCAAAGGCACTCGGTGAGCCTGTGACAGACCTTGATACGCTTATCGTTGGTCTTACGAAGCTGAACGAAAAAGGCATAGACCTTGCCGAAAGCCTTGATCTAACCGATAAGCGTAGTGTGGCAGCGTTCAACACGTTTCTTGCTGGTACGGATAATGTCAGGAAATTGAGAGATGAGCTGGCAAGCTGTGACGGATGGGCTCAGCAGATGGCTAAGACAATGGGCGATAACATGGAGGGCAGTCTTAAATCCCTGTCATCGGCTTGGGATGGTCTGAACCTACATATCAACCAGAGCAATGGTCTGCTCCGTCATTTCATCGATTGGCTGACCAAGGCGATACGATGGCTTGACAAGTTCGGACAGGGATTGGACGAATGGCTGTTTGGTGAGCGTTCAAAAGAAACGATCATTGACCGTTTGGCTAATAAATACGACAATGGAACGTATGACGATAACGGAAATCTTATCAAGAACACACCGCAGGGCTCAAATGCGGGCTCTGGAGGCGGTACAACGACAAATACTAAAAAATTATCAGCAAAGGAAAAGAAAGCGGCTGAGCAGGCTGCAAAAAAGCGTAAGCAGCAACAGGAGAAGGATGAGGCGGAACTGCTGGAGATGAGACGAGCCTATGAGGATGCTTCACTTGAGCTGATAACAGATGCCAACAGCAAGGAATATGCAAAGGAGACGATGAACTACCAGCGTAAGATCGAGGATGTGCAACGGCAGCTTGATAAGTTGAAGGATACCGAGGTAGAGAAGCGTAAGATACTTTCCGACACCATCATTAAGTTGGAGGAAGCCCAAGCCGTCAAGCAGGCACAGCTCGTTGAAAAGTTCGCTAACAAAGAAAAGGAAGCCAATAAGAAGAAGGCAGACGAAAAGAAGCGACAGGCAGAGGAAAATATCAGGATGCGTGAGCGTGCCATACAGTTGGAATATGAAACCGATATGGAGGAAATTGAGCAGATCGAGACCTCGGAAAAGGAAAAGACACGTTTGCGCTTGGAGGCTGAAAAGAAACGTCTTGAAGCACTCCTGAAGCTCTACCAGCAGGATGGCAAGAAACTATCTGAGGAAGAAATAAAATTGATCAAGGCTCAAATAAATGGTGTCAATATGGAGCTTGAAAAGAATAAGAAGAATAATCAAGATTTGTATGATCTTATGGGCTTCAAGCTCACCGATGAACAGAAGGATGCCATCGACACCAGCCTGCAGTATGCTCTTGACAGCGTTAATATGTTTATGGAAGCCTACACACAGGCAGCAGAAGCCAAACGTCAGTTGGCAGATGCCGAAGTGGATAGGGCACAAGCTGTACTTGAAAAGGAAATCGAAGCCCGTGCAAATGGTTATGCCAACGAGGTGGAGACGGCACGTAAAGAATTGGAAACCGCAAAGAAGAATCAGCAGAAGGCTATCGAGCAAGAACGTAAGGCACAACAGGCAAAGGAGCTTATCGACACGGCTACACAGGCAAGCAGCCTGATAACGGCTACGGCAAATATTTGGAGTTCGCTTTCAGGGATCCCCATCGTTGGTACTGCACTCGCCATCGCTGCAATCGCCACGATGTGGGGTTCATTTGCCGCAGCAAAGATCAAGGCACATGAGGTCACAAAAGGCGGTAGCGAGGAATACGGTGAGGGTACTGTGGAGCTGCTGCAGGGTGGAAGCCACCAGTCAGGCAATGATATTGACCTCGGGCGCAAGAAGGACGGCACCCGAAGGAGAGCGGAGGGCGGTGAGTACTTCGCCGTCATCAACAAGCGCAACAGCCGTAGGTTCCGTGATGTCATCCCCGATGTCATCAACAGCCTCAATGACGGTACGTTCTCAGACAAGTACATGCAGGCATCTGGCGGCGATGTCAATGTCGTGGCGTCAGGAGGCTCTGATGAGAGGATGCGTGCCCTGTCTGATGACGTGCACAAGATAAGGCAGCAGGGAGAGGTGAGGACGTACACCGACGGAAGGGGCAACACGGTGACATTGTACAAGAATGTGAAACGGATTATTAAGCCATCATGATATGAATACGATCTACAAGTTTTACCTACGTTTAGGTTCGGGAGCGACGCCTCAGAAGGTGCATCCCGTATGGAAGGATGACATGTCGCTGGACTACCAGCATGAGAACGGTGAGATGTTCATGCGTCGGCAGCTGTCGGCATCGATGGACTTCATCGGAAAGGACTATACGCTGATAACGGGTGCGGACTTCGATACTGAGTTCTTCCTGGATATCCATTCATCAGTCAACAACGGGACATCATGGACGCAGTATTACACGGGACGTTTCATGATTACGGACTGCACGATAAATGCAGATGACCAGAAGGTGACGGTGAAGCCGCAGGTGTGGGATCGGTACAACGCCATCCTTGCAGGCATGGAGAAGGAGTTCGACCTTATCAAGCTGGCACCTGCCATCCAGCCCGTGACGGTCATACGTCGCCCTGTCATACAGGTGTATGTCGAGGGAGAGACGAAAGTGACGAATGTGCTCAGCGGTTTGTCGTGGGAGCAGGATGCGGAAGAGACGACGGATTATGACAGGATGACCGAGGACTACCATTTCGGCTTCATGGGCGCACGTCAGGAGATAGTTTTCCAGAATGCCCCGTCTGGACTCGGCGGCACGTTCATCGGTTCATTCGACCACTGGAACCAGGAAGGCGAATGGCATGACTTCGACAACGGGCAGGGTGTCTATTATATCAGCACGTACCAGCATGTTACGGTAGAGTCGGAAGCTACGGCGGAATGGCTGAAGGCCCTGCGTATCTACCGATACAGCGACAATGCCCTTATCTGGGAGTGGAAGGCATGGGATCCGACGCAGTTCCCGGAGGTGCCTACGCCCTGCACGTTCTCAGCGATAGCGGAGGGTTTCTCTGATGTCACGATGACGTGGGTAGGCACGAGGGTCTATGGACGTATCGTGATGGCGACGGATACGTATGCAGGTGCGGAGGTGTTTGAGATACCCGCAGAGGATATCACGGCGACGAACAGGAATTTCCGCTATTGCACGCCATACGGTTTCGATGGATCAGTCGTGATGTCATCGGCTCATCAGTCGGAGCCCACGGAGTGGGGTATGCGTCCCGACGGGACGTATTACACGAAGCCTGACCCGACGCTGGAATCTCAGGGATATATACCCGTAGGGCGCTCGATGTGGCTCTATGCGTCGCTGTGGTTCGTACAATCAACGGTATCCGAGACGCTGGAGCAGAGAGGGCGCAAGGACACACCCATCAACGATGCCTTTACGCTGGAGGCGGTCATTACGGCATTGCTTAAGGAGATAGCGCCGACGGTGACCTTTGCTGCCACATCGGCTTACAGCGTGTTCCTGTACGGCACGAATCCGCTGGCGGCATCATGGGGACGTCTGATGATGACACCGAAGAGCAACATCCTCGTTGCGGAATACACGCAGCCTGCACGTAAGGCACCCGTAACGCTCAGGCAGGTGCTTGATATGTTGAGGACGGCATGCGGCTGCTACTGGTTCATCGACGGGAGCAACCGTCTCAGGATCGAGCATATCTCTTTCTTCAAGAACGGTGGAAGCTATAATGGAAGTCCGACGGTTGGCATAGATCTTACCCAGATGAAGAACAGCCGCAGCGGCAAGTCGTGGAGCATGGGAACGACAACGTTCAGCTGGGACAAGATGGATATGGCGCAGCGTTACCAGTACGGATGGATGGATGACTCGACGGATGTGTTCGCAGGGTTCCCTATAGATGTCATCAGCAAGTATGTCACGGAAGGAAGGGTCGAGGAAGAGACGGTGGATGCGTTCAACGCTGACATAGACTATCTGATGCTGAACCCGACGAATGTCAGCCAGGACGGTTTCGCCCTGCTTTGCTGTATGTATTCGTCTGGAAGATGGCGCACGCAGATAGCAAGCGGTCTGACGTATAATGGAGGACGTTACACGCTGCAGAACTGGCAGCTTGCCTTCGCCCAGCTGCAGCCGACATTCCTCATCAGTGATATGCCTGCATGGGATATCAAGGTAAATGGAACTCAGACGAGGGCGATGGATATCCAGCGGAAGAAACGGCAGACGGTGAACATTCCCCTGGAGGCCACAGACCCGGACACGGATAACCTCGTGCGTACTGGTGTCGGTGACGGTTATGTGGAGAACATGCAGGTGAGGCTGACTTCACGGATGGCACAGATGCAGCTCTCATTCAGGACGAAGGAGGGAACACCGGGACCAGGCCCGGGCCCAGGTCCTCAGCCGGAGACCGACCCGGCCTTGTTCACGGAGATCTTCACGCAGATGCGGGTGACGGTGAATAACAGGCTGTCGAATGCCATCACGGCGACGGGTGCCGTTCATGACTACCTGCTGGCGATGTATAGGTTCGCTGATGCGAACATGTCTATCTATTACGATAGCAATGTCTTTGCGCTGGCATTGCCTCAGAGCGGAACGCTGATAAGTGATGCGGACAGGGCGAAGAAGGTGCAGATGGCATGGCTCATGGCGATGTGTCTGGGCGAGATCTGCACGGCTCAGGCAGTGGCTTCGGATATATATCAAACGGCTTACTCGATCGTCGGTTCTGCGAACTCTCAGCGTGTCTATGGCTATCAGCTGGCGAGCGATGCGAATATCGCAAGGCTTGTGGCGAGCGTTCTGTGGGCGATACGTCGCCCGGTGCTGGCATCAATGCTCTCGTCGGCCTTGTCTGAGGTCAGGGCGAAGGATACGGGCAATGTACTTGGCACGGTGAGAGGCACGACGATACCGACGGACTATACGGGTCAGACCACGGCATGTCCCGAGGGCGTGAAGTTCATGCCATCGACACCGAAGAACGGAAGCACGAATGCGGACTTCGCTTTCGACGAAAGCACATGGAACTATATCTTTGCGAATTACAAGTACGTGAACGGGGCGTATAATAATCAGAGAGCCCAGCAGGCCGTCGAGGACAGCACACGCACGACGGTGGCAGCCCAGAG